ACAAACCAACTACGCCGCTTTTTGTACTTGGGTCTTAGGCCGCCTTTTGTTTGCGTGCTGCTGTGATCTTTTGGCACTCTTGAGCAATCTCGTGGGCCAATAGCATCAGCATCGTATCACGCATATCGTCGTGGATCGGATCATCAAACCACCCCTGTAGTTTCTTCAGCAATTCGCTCATTGTCCCTTACCTCCTGTAAAAGTTGTTGCCAGTCATCCTTGAAACTGTCCCCAATTCTAACCAATTGCTCAAATATGCGCAACTGCGTATATGAGTCAGGCAAGCCAAGTTCCTTGACTTTGTTAATCAAGACGAGTCTTTCAAACGATTTTGGATGATGCGTAACAGTCGCCTCTGTCGTCGCCTTTAAGGGCGCTTGCTCTACTGCTGTAGCGGGCTCGTCTTGGGTCTCCTCGACAAGTAACGGTGCTGGTCTTTTGGGCGCAAAAAAACCAATGGCTTTGTCTGTCGCCTTACCCGAGCGTTTTCTAAAGTAAGCATCGTGAGCATAGGTAAACTCACTTGGATCAATTACGCTCTCGGTCTCTTTGTCGTACAAAGTCAGATACTCCAATCTGTCGAGAGCTTTAATCACTGTCTTTGGCGTCAATCGCAACGGTTTGGCAATGTAGGCTGCGGTCCACCTTTTGGGCACAAAGCCCGCCAATGCTTGGTGAAACAAAAAGCTAAAGACCATTGCAGTAGGCTCAGCAAATCTTGCCTTGCCGCCAAACGCATCAACCGGGCAAATGTACTTCCAATACTGGTAACTGTCGGTCCAGTAGCTCCCACTCGTGCCGCCCTTTTGACCAAACCAGTCAGGGCGGCTAATTGCCGCCATATCCTTGACCAACTCCAACTGTTGCAATCGGGTCAAGGATTTGGCGACAGTATCACGGTGTAGACCAGTGTGCCAAGCCAGCTTGCCAAGTGTCGGTTTGCCGTATCTGTTGTGATACGCCAAACACGAGTACGTTAATAAGTCAGCGTAGGTGTTGAGGGGGTTTATCTGAGTGGGACACAATACCCATATCGTCAGTTTGTCTGCCATGATGCGCTTTGCGGCAGATTGTTTATCAGTTGTCATGTCGTCTCCTTTGCGGATAGCACCGCCTAAAAAGTTGCCTCTCAGTATACAAAAACGACCGTCTTTTGTCTAAGAACGACCGCATATACTAAAGACCAAGAGAGCAACGATACTTACTAGATAAACCTAATAGAGTACGGGGAGAGAGAAAGTGCGTGCGAGCACGCTAGGGATTTAGTAAGTGGGCTGCGCTCCCACTTTGTCCCACAAAGCCCAGCCCTCTATCTGCCATACGATGAGGGTCTCCCACTTTGTCCCACAAAAGTGAGAGAGAAAGTGCGTGCGAGCACGCTAGGGATTTAGTAAGTGGGCTGCGCTCCCACTTTGTCCCACAAAGCCCAGCCCTCTATCTGCCATACGATGAGGGTCTCCCACTTTGTCCCACAAAGCCCAGCCCTCTATCTGCCATACGATGAGGGTCTCCCACTTTGTCCCACAAAAGTGAGCCGCCTTAAAGTGAGTACCCTTGCCCTGCTAAAAACGCCCTTGCCCTGCTAAAAACGCCCTTGCCCTGCTAAAAACGCCCTTGCCCTGCTAAAACGAAGTCTTGGCTTTACAACCCAAATCTTTGCTTTACAGCCAAGACCGCATTACAACTATTGGACTGCAAAGCGCTCTAACCACCATTGGCGAGTTGGCATATAATGAGGTTTTGAGGCACAACACCATGATTGACCATAATTGCAGAGACTTGGCGACAACTGCCATTAGCAATACGTCGTCAATGTGTAAAGCAATGGCGAGAGTACGACAGTAGCCCAATAATCGTGGCTCACTCAGGCAACTGGTGTAGTCAGCAACCCGATTGTTGGGAGCACAACGGTGCTGCCGGGATGCACAAAGACAAGCTCGGGCAAATCTGGTATAGGTCCGATCTGGTGGACCACATGCCCGATGAGGTTTTGTCGGTCCTAATTGCACACGAGTTGAGCCACGAGATACTTTACATCCTTGAGCAACCAAGTGACGAGACCAGCGCCCGATTGTTTAACCTTTACGAGTGGGGCAAAGACGAGTCTTTGCTAGATGATTGGTTTGATGATTGGTTTGACAACTGCTTTTTACCACTTTTGTAATTACAAGTCAGACACCAACAACTTGAGCGCCTTGAGCCGTCCCAACTCCTCAATTGCCTCATCAATACTGCCCACTTGCTTAGCAAAGTGGATCGCTGCTTGAGTGTTTGCCTCATCAACCAAGGCAGTCCCCTTGGATACGGGCTGTACTCTGTTTGGCCATAGTCTCGGTCTCCTCAATTACAAAAGTTGCATTGCCCCGATACATACAAGTGTGGACGATTTTGCGCAGTACGTTTGGCCAGTAGTCGCAAACCATCTAGGCAACGGGCAGCTAGTCGCAATCGAGGGAGTGTGTAACCAGCACTGCCGGATACTCGATTGCCAAGCGGGCATTGACTATTTGCAACTGTTGCCCGATGGGGGCGTCCGAGGGCTTGCAGCACGAGTACAGACGTGCTCAAGGGCTTTTGAGACCTTTACGATTAGACTCGGGACCGAGTTACCAAAGCGGCTACGTGATCTGTCAAACGGGTATCTCTGCCCCACTCATACGCTACAAGCGTACTTGACGCCCTCCAAAGTAATCGTTGGCGTGATAGAGACGAGCGAGCTATACCGCCAAATCAAAACACTACACAAAAGCAACCTGTTGCAAATCAGGACTAACACCCAAGACGGCAACCGGTTTGTTTGCGTCAAGTGGCGTGATCTGCAAAGCGTCACACTCTTATAAGACGAGGTAAAAACAATGGCACAAGTAGGACGACCAACGGTAGCAACACGAGCAGCAATTGCCTCGTTTAGTCTGCCACCAGAGCAATTGGACCAAATGAGACGAGACGCTAGAGCACTCGGGCTTACTGTCTCGGAGTTTATCCGCCAATTGCACAAGCTCTATCGTGAGTACGCAACGCAAGAGGCAGAGTGAGACGAGCACGAGCATATAGGGGCAGCAAACCCAAGACACCAAGACGTAAGCCCCTGCACATCCAAACAAGTGCATGGCGCAAGTTGAGCAAGTCTTGGTTAGAGCAGCACCCATTGTGTAACTCGTGTGGCAGTGTGGCTCAGTGTACAGACCACATCGTACCTAGAGAGCAAGCGCCGGACAGAGTGTTTGATTGCTCCAACCTACAAAGCCTCTGTCGCAAGTGTCACGCTGTCAAATCACGGGCAGAGCAGTTAGAGCAACAACAGATTACAAAAGTTGTAAAGGACAAAGATGATAGAGATAACATCGCCTGATGATGGCAATTACATTACGCATTGCTTTGATGGGTACAATCTCCCATCGTGGTACTGCAACACCAAAGACGATCTGAGGATCGTCGTCAGGCAAGGCGAGCAACAGATTGTCACGATAACAATTCCTCCACTATGCGAGGGCACATCTGTAACAACCACGATGTTGCCTCAGTTGCCAATACTGGACGGGGTGTTAGCCGACAAGGTGAGAGCGATATTGAGAATTGCCATTGATAAAGGTTTCACGATTACAAAAGTTGTAATCGAGCCGGACTCAGTACAAGAGTTGTAACGCTTTACCCCCTTACTTTTTTAACAGGTAAAACGCAGGGAGTAGCCTGCGTCCCGTGTAGATTTTTGACACCTAATTGAGACCTTTTTAACCATGACAAAAGACAAACTCAAAATCGGGACAGCAGCAAAGCAACTAGGCGTAACACCTCAGACGTTGCGCTATTGGGAAAGCCAAGGCGTAATACAATCAGAGCGATCTGAGGCAGGGCAGCGCTACTTTGACAAAGATCAAGTACAAAAACTATCCCTTGTCAAAATCGGTCAAGCCGCCAAGCTGCTTGGCGTACATCGGGACACCTTGAGGCGCATGGAGCAACGAGGCGACATTACACCCAAACGCAGCGAGGGCGGCACAAGGCTTTACGATCTTGGGCAATTGCTTGACCTACAGCAGTACGGGACAACTGCCGACATGATCGGCGAGATACGGCTATTACTCGCCAAGGCAACCGCACTGCTCGACAAAATCACGGCGAGTGAGGGCTAACTAACGATATGGCAAATCTATCACGCAAAGGCAAAGCAAAGCTCAAAAAGCTCAAGCAAGAGCTACCACCGCTCAACGAGCTACAAAACGACCTACTCAACTTGCTGGTTGAGGAATGGGAGACACTACAGGCAGCCTCAGACGAGTTGCAACAACACATTGACCAACAAGGCTCAATGATGGTAACGGGCAGTACAGGGCAGAGCGTCCCACACCCGAGCTTTAAGATTAAGCAACAAGCGATGGCGCATTATCTAAAACTTGCTCAACAACTGCGTATCTCTTTGGCCAATACTGGTGAGCAACCACCAGAGGCAGACGAGATTGACGCCCTCTTTGCCTAACTATTGTTATGCAAATTGTAGACGGTCTCTTTGTCCTACCCACTGATGCGCAAGCCAAAGCCAACGGTTGCTACGTTGATCTTACTGAGCCAAACCAAATCATGGCTTTTGCCGCCAAGTGTCTCACATTACAGACCAACGACTACTCGGGCGAGAGTGGCAGGCAGTTGGTTTTGACGCCTTGGCAAGAGGCAGTGATTAACACCGTTTGGGGCTGGCGACGTGCTGACGGTACGTTGCGATTCAAAGAGGTTTATCTTTGGATCGGGCGCAGGCAAGGCAAAAGTGTACTCGCCTCAATCATCAGTACGTACTACGCCGTTAAAGAACGCCGGGCCTCAGTAAACATACTGGCGAGTACCAAAGAGGAAGCAACGGCGATTTACGACCGCATCACGGATTACGTAGACGGCAGCCCCTTGCTCAAACAAAGGATCAAATACCAACGGTCTCACTTGACGGCAGAGGATCGTAAAAACAAGAGCCGGATTGTTGTACTCTCGGGCTCAACACTTGGCAAAGTCGGCAAGAGTATATCTTGCTTGGTTGTAGATGAGACCGCCTTTCACCCCGCCCACTCAGCAAGAGACGTTTGGGCAAAGTTGCTCCCATCACTAAAGGACAAAGTAAACGCTCTTGTCTTTAGTTGCTCAACACCGGGTTTTGACCTCGGGCATATCTGGCACGAGAAATACCGAGCTTGCCAAGCAATCCTTGACGGCAAGAGCGAAGATTGGACCACTTGCCCAATCATCTACAGCGCTCCCGACAATTGGCGAGACGATGTAAGCAAAGCACTAGAGCAGGCTTGCCCAAGCCTCAATATCACAATCCCCAAAGAGAGCTTGTTGGAAGAGTGGGACAAGTGCAAAGACCACCCGCTTAAAGAGGCAGAGTTTGAAACTTGGTTCATGGCGAGACCGGTAGGCAGTCCAGAGATTTGGATACCGGCAAACGCCGTCATGGCAAGCATTGCCCCGATTAAAGAGTCAGACTTTTACGGGGCAGAGTGTATTATCGGGGCAGACTACGGGGCGAGCTTTGACCTCACTTGCTATAGCTTGGTCTTTGAGAGAGACGGGCTGTATTACTGCTTCCCGAGATACTTTATCCCCAAAGACATAGCCCAAAAGCGCAGCGAGTCAGACCACTTTAATTACCTACACCAGTCCAACAGTTGTAATCTGATGCTCACACCGGGCAACGTCGTAGACGTAGCTTGCATCCTAGAGCGAATGAAAGCCGATGCTGCCTTGTATCGCATCAAGCAAGTACGTTGCGATATGACAAGGTTTGAAGGCTACCGCCAATTGTGGGAGCGTGAGCGCATTGCCGAGATTGTGGACGTTAGGCAAACCTCAAACGCCCTCAGTCCACCGCTACGCATGATTGAGCGATTGTTTCACGAGGGCAAGTTACGACAACCAGACAACCCGTTGAGTCTGTATTGCCTCAACAACTGCCGCCCCAAAGAGCGCAATGGCAAGCTCACGGTTGAGAAGAGCGGCGACTATAACAAGATTGACTTTGTAGACAGCTTGGCTTTTGCCTTTAGCTACTTTTGCGAGCCGATGGATGCAAAGCTAAACCCGCCACCCGGCCAAAACTGGGTAAGTGTTTGGCAACCATGACACTAAATAAGTGCGTGATTACTTTGCACCATGCCGACAACCGCACAATTGATATACCGCCAGACTCGGCAATCGTCAGTGACCCGCCATACGGTTGCAAAAACAATTGTGATTACACTCGCTTTAGTGGGGGTTTGTCGCCAAGCCGCAACCATCATCGAGGCATTACTGGCGACAGCGAGCCATTTGAACCCACACGCTGGTTGAGCTACCCGCACGTTGTCTTGTTTGGCTATCAGTTCTTTGCCAATACACTGCCACTCGGGACAACCTTAGTGTGGCTCAAAAAGCGAGACAACCAACTCGGTAGTTTCCTCTCTGATTGTGAGCTTGCTTGGCTCAAGGGGGGCAAGGGCTGCTATCTGTATCGGCACGTATGGCATGGGTTTGACCGTGAGACAGAGCGGGGCAAAACCCTACACCCTACACAAAAGCCGGTTGCTCTTATGGAGTGGGTTATACAGCGAGCCAAGATACCCAAAGGCACAACTATTGTTGATCCGTACTGCGGTAGTGGCGCAACCCTGATTGCTGCCAACAATCTCGGCTACGATGCCATTGGTATTGAGCTAGACGAGACCTACTATCAGATTGCCAAGGATCGTTGCCCAACGGCCTAAATAGGGCATGGCCTACTTAACCAAACGATCTGTAAGTATCAGCGACCCGAGAGCCGCTGAGTATCTCAGCGATACAACCACGAGCAACTGAGGTTTTTTTTAGCTCGTCAACGGCATTATCGGTCAAGTGATTGGCTCGCAAAAAGCCTTGTACTAGATCGTTGTAAACTGATACTGGTTGATCTGCCAAAAACTCTTTATCTGAGTCGTCAAAGAGTGGTTGCCCGTGCTCATCAACAATTGAGGTAAGAGCCAACATTTGCAAAAACTCGGCTCGATTATCCTCAAGTGATTGGATGAGCAGGACGTTAGCGGCAGACAGTTGTCGCATAAAGACAGAGCCGCCCCAAGACTCAACCTCAACCTCAGTTAGTTGAGGTTTGTATGATTTGATTTGATCTTTGGAGAGCAATTATCCCCCCGCCGCTGGCGTGATTGTCACAGCGCCCGTGATTTGCAGAGTGATAGAGGCGCTAACTACGCCATCAATCTCAAGCCCGTTGACGTTAAAGCCAGTAACAAAGGCATCAAAGCCAATTGTGCTCGTGTCAGATAGAGTGACGATACAGGCTTTCTCTGCCGGTGTCTCGATAAGCGTTTTGAACGCTGCATGACTTGCCTCTCCCGGATCGTAAACGACTTCAAACTCTAAAGAGCCCCAAGCACCGATACCGCTAACGTACTCACGTACTGTTGAGCCAAGGGTTGTTGCCTCGACTACGCTCACCTCGCCGCCCAATGCTTGACTAATGCCTTTGATTTGTGTGGTGCTAACGCCGCCAATACTTAGCGTTGAGCCCATGCCTTTTAGTTTTGACAAGATAACCTCCAAAGTGTTTTGACTTGTGGAGGTATTTAGGCTGACTCTGAGTAAATTACTCGGTACTGATGAGCCAAATGGTACAAGGGCTGATCTGAGCTTTCCTCTAGCTCAAACGTCTCAAAAGCGCTATCGAGGATGCAAACGTCTATTGAGCCGCCAGAGTAGCCAGACAGAGCAACTCTGACGCTCTCTGATACGCTCTTTGCCTCTGAGAGTGACCTAGACCAGATGTCAACCTGTAGGTTGAGGGTAGCTCTGCCCAGAGGCCCGTCAATCAGATAATCGTGATCTGAGCCAAACGAGTGATAGGTGATTGCTGGCAAGTGTTGGAGTTGAGGCAACCTCAACTCCCAAACACGATCAAAGCCAACAGCAGCGACAATAGCAGAGCGTAACTCAGTAAGGACGGTCATGCCCTATTTAGTGTTGCCGCCTCAATCCCTGCCTTTAGCTCTCTGAGCATTATCTCAATTGCTCTGTCTGCCACCTTGTCGAGAGCTTGCTTTTGGTAGTGTTGAGCGGGTTGCTTACTGGTTCCCAACTCAACAAAGCTACCATAAAAGGCATCGGGGCTACTGGTCACGACATCAACGCCAATCTTGTTACGTGAGCGCTTTGCCGCTTTGACCTTGACTTGTTTTTTGAGTTGGCCACTCTCGCCCTTGGGGGTGTCTGCCTTGACTTGCTTGGCAATCTCTTTGGTGCCTTTGCGTAGAGCTTGCCTCGTGATCTTTGACGCAACCTTTTTCTCAAGAGCCTTGAGGGCTCTTTGTATCTCGTTGACGCCCTGTAGTTGTAGACTCGCACTCATGCGAGTATGTAGTTGCACTCCGTTAACTTGCCCCAAACTTGCCCCAAAAGTTGCCCCTTAGTTGCACCCATGCTTCGCCTACTTGCCGCCCTCGATTACAAAAGTTGTAATCGGGCAACTTTGGGGCATGTTGGGGCAACTTGCGGGGCAACTTCGCAAAAAACCGATTGCCATAAGTGGTTGTCATACAAGCACTTACGTCAAGTTAGAGGCACTCCCCTTGGGGGTACTGGTTGGAACGTGAAAGCCTGCGATTTCGCTGTTTTTCAGGCTTTTTGCACTTCGCGATTCTGGGAGCGCTGCTGTTTGCGGCCCAAAGTCGCTCGTTGCGGGCGGTTGCAGCAGCGCATTTCGCAGCGCGCTGCTATTGGCTTCCTGCTGTCTCGGCAGTCGTTCTGCCGTAGCCTTGGCGAAGTGCTCGTCGCGAGTGGACAGATAGTGACCAAGAGCCACGTCGGGCGTGTTGCCTAACCACTCGGTGACCACTTGAATCGGGAAGTCGTTGCTCAACTCTGTTTCCCGAGATGCCCGTAGGTTCTGAAACAGTCGCTCCCAAGGTACAACGCCCGCCCGCTTCAGAATTCGAAGAAACGGCGTTCGAAGGTTCACTTTGGGATCTCGATAACTCTTGATGACGGGCTGCTGACTCAGGCGGCTGGCCTGGGGGTCGAACTCTGGATCAGAGAGAAGTTCGTCCAACACCGCTTCAAGGTGTTCGCGAAGTTCCGGAAACAGGGGAATGATGCGGTACGGCTTCCCTTGCTTCTCGGTCTTGGGCGACGGGACCGTGATTCGATTGTTCTCTAAGTCCACGTCGCCCCATGTCAGCCGTAACAGCTCGCTAGGACATCGCAGGCCACCGTAGCGAATCAAAGCGATGATCAACCGCCACTCGGCATTTGGAGCGGCGGCAATGGCCTTGTCGACGAGGTCTCGCGACACGAACACCAACCGCTTGGCATTCTTCATCGAACCCGCAGTAACATCGCGAAACGGGCTTTCGGCGATGAGGCGACGACGAACAGCCGCTCGGAAAAACTGTTTGGCCTTTTTAACCGCTGTCGCGATAGTCGCTGTTGCAAGTCCTTCATTTCGCATCGACTGCCGCCATTGATCAGCATGGCCTTCGTTGATCGTGGCGATGTTTCGGTCTGCGCCAAAATGAGCGACGAGCTTGTCGCGAGCGTTGCGGAAGTTCCGGAGCGTGTTGTCGGCCACGTCTTGCCGATCGGCGATGTAGCCATCCACGAACTTCGCCAACTCCGTAATGGCCTCGGATACGGCCGTGCGGGATTCAACGAGCCCAACGGCAGACAGCTTCGCATGAACTGCATCGCTGATTTTACCAAGCCAGCTCGCCGTATCCGTGGACAGTGAGCAACCGGCGGCGGTGCAATTCAGGATGTCTTCGATATGCCCTTGCACCTTTTCGGCGTCGCGTTTGGAAAGCTTGCCAAACCGAATCGTCCGGCGCGTCTTATCGGCCGCATAGAACTGAATGATCCAGCTTCGACCGGATTTTCGCAGAGATGCCATTGATGGTCCTTTCTAGAAGCGCCGGTCGCCGTGAACGCGCGGCTTCTAGTACGCGCGTCACGACAACCAGCAAAGACGAGGTGAGTATACACGATTGAAGTTGGCTGGCGAAGTAACTCAAACAATGCTGGTTTCCTTCGTGGGGAGGCTCGTTTCCTGATCCGTGGCAGACTGCTCGGTGAGCCACTCCCGCAGTCGATCGACGGGATACATCGTGACTCCGCCAATAGTCACGTGCGGAATCACGCCGGCTCGCGTCCGTTCCCAGAGCCAGCGTTCCGAGACGCCTAACGCCTCGGCCGCCTCGGCAGTGCGGAGCGCGAGACGTGGGACCGGTGCAACGGGAATCGGCGTCAGAGCGGAATTCATTTACTACTTCGCCTTCCGTGGTTTGGGTTGAGTGTGGCGGAAACCTTGGGTTTGAAGTTCCGGGGAGTTCATAACGCGGCCGAAGTAGCGCCGGCAATGACGACAGAACGCGATTTGTGTTTCCGTGCCATCCGTCGCCGGCCGGACAAGCAGCTCGCGGCCGTGCTGTTCTTGGTTCATTGTTCGTCTGCGAGTGGTGAGAGTTCGTCTGCGTCGTAGCCCCAGGCGATGACGTCTGAGTGCTTCGTGGTTCGGACATAATCGGCAAAGAGTTCGTTCTCAGCGGCGAACTTGGCTTCCGTAGCTTCGTCGATGGCGGTCATGTAGCGATCAAAGGCCGCGTCCATTTCAGCGACTGACGGGACGTCCTCTGCGTCGCCATGCCGACGGGCCATGTGCCAGGCGTGGGCGGCTCGTTGATATGGCTGCCGCGCCGCCTCGATCGACGCTTGCCATTTGATTTCAGCCAGCCTCAGTGCTTCCGCCAGGCGGTCGATGCGACCCAAGCGGCGGTCGGAGTTATCTAGTGCCGCCAGCGCGTCTTGTTCAGAGTTCGTCATTGGATGGATGCCTTGTGAGTTTCGAGTTGAGGATTGTTGGACCGACGGCGTCGCCCCTGGGTAGTACCGTCGCGTTGTGCGGGACGAAAACCTTGTGCTTGAGTTTGGGGCGAGTTCATCACGCGGCCGTAGTAACGCCGGCAGTGACGACAGAACGCAACTTGCGTGTCCGTGCCATCCGTCGCCGGCCGCACGAGCAGCTCGCGGCCGTGCTGCTGGCAAGCGGTCGATATTCCCTGGGAAATGTCTGGCGAGTTCATGGGTTGGTCCTCGGTCGAAACACGTGGCCAGGCGGATACGCTCGGCTCGGCAGCGGGCTGAATCCGCAGCGGCCACAGGTTGCACGTTCGCCAGCGTCGCGCTGAATCCGCTTGCAGCCTGGACACCTGACCTTGTCCACGTTCGGTGTTTTGTTTGTTGCCTTCATGATGGTTGGCCTCGTAATTCCCTTTCTGCTTTTGCGATAGCGGCGGGATGTGTGTGGCGGAAACGTTGGCGTTGGAGGTGTGGCGAGTTCATCACGAGTCCTTCGATCTTGCAGCGCGATCTTGATCAACACTTCGTTGAAAGCGACGCTCCCAACGAACGCCACACTGCTTTGCCAACCGCTTGACTTCGATCAACCTGGGCCAGCGATGCTTCGCGGTGAGCAGCGCTTTCAACTCGGTATTGAACGTGCCGAGACCAGCACATGCTTCACTGAGAGCGAGCATGTCCGCTTCCGTCTCCCAACCGAGTTCCACCGCGCAGGAGGCTAGGATTGTCACCCAGCGGTAACAGGACGAATCGTCGATCGTCTTGTAGATCGTCGCTGCTCGGTCCAGAACTTGTTGGTTGGTTGGTTGCTCTTCCCTGGCCTCTCCAAGGCCAAGGGAAAGAGCCGCATCCGCGCAACGGTTAGGTTGGTTAGGTTTGTTATCTGAACTCTTGAGAGAGTTCAGATAACAAACAGTTGGTTGTTGCGCGGTCTTCTGGGGGGAATCCTTCTGGCTAGTTTGCAACACCGAATCGACGACAACCTCGAAGTGTTTCACGCCATCAACCATATCGATCGCGGTTCGCAATTCAGCGCTGTGCTTCTTCACTCGCTCGGCATCGAACGTGTTGCCAACAATGATCTTGAGTCGATCATGGTCGAGTTCAAAGCGGTGGTTTGAGAACCACACATCAAACCTCTCCACGCCCATCTTCTCGCGAATCTTTTCGACTGCCGCGGATAACATCGCAGGCAAAATCGTTGAAGACGAGCGAGGTAAAACAGGCGCCTCTTTTACCTCAGTGCGAGGTGAAACAGGTGCGTCTTTTACCTCGCTGCGAGGTGAAACGTGAAGATTCTTGGGCACGCGAGGTGAAACAGATGCCTCGAATACCTCGCTCTGACCCGGCGAATCAGCCGGCACGTGCGACAATCGAGGTAGATCGTACGTCGCTTCTGCCAATCGAGGTGAAACACTCTCGCCGAATACCTCGGATGATCCTGGGTAAATCATGTCCAGAAGACTTTTGGCAACGAGGGCATTGGATCTTGATAGCCACCGTAGCTCATTCTTCTGTTGTTCACTGAAGAGACGGTTCGACCAACTAATCAGCGGCTCAGGTCCGTCTTCCAAACACTCCAAGAACTCTCGCAGCTCAAGTCTCAATGGCGTCGAATCGTCGACGGATTGCACAATCGCCTTTCGTACATTCGATCGATCGATGCCCAGCAATCGAGACATTTCGCCGTAGGCGACGCGAAAGGTCTTACCGCGAACATCGCCCCGCCAAATTGCGCTCCAGGTGATCAGCTTCTGAGTCGGAGTCAGGTTCGGACTGGCGAGGAGTACGGCGGGGCGCAGCAGTCTTGGGATCACCGGATTCCCGCCGAACTCGACAGGCGGCTCGATTAACTTCAAGATCGGCTGCGACGCCCGAATGTTGATCCTCCGAATGTTCTCCGTAAATTCGACGATCAGACCACCGCCTGAATTCTCTCCATGAACCGCAAGCAAACCACTCTGTTGCAACTCGGCAAATACTTTCACGGCCGCGCTGCTACTTCGGATCGCAAGCCAAGAAAGCACTTCTACGCGATGACAGTAAAATTTTTGGTGGAAGCAGCCAGACTCGTGCCACATATACGATGCTGCCAGCTTAGACAGAGGCTTGATGTTGGCCCCCAGTATCCCCACAGGCAGAAGCGTCTCAGGAGCAATCGTCCCGCAATTCGATTCACTCGACACAAGCAACCTCCTTGATGGGTTTGACGAGCTCGCTACGGCGGACGTTGATTTCTCTCGGGGCGTTGATGCCCAGTTGGACGGAACCGTTTTTCAGGCGAATGACGACGATGGTGACGTCGTCGCCGATGGCTATCGATTGATTGGTCTTTCTGGTCAAAACTAACATTGGGCTTCCTTTCCTTGTGGGGTGGCGATGCAGATGTGTTGGGAGCGGCCTGATGATCCGGGACGCTCGCCCCGAAGCACGATATAGCCGAGCTTCAGCAGTTCATTGCGGCGAGCTGAGACGGAGGCGACACGCATGTTGAGTGCGTCGGCCAGCTCTTCGTTGGTCGCGCCTTTGGGGCCGGCGGCGATGATCGCGGAGAGTACGCGATCGCGTTGCGTGGGCGAGTACTCCACCATCGACAGTGCCGCAGCGCGGCTCGTAGCAGACGCGTTGGACGGCGGCGGTGGGGCCGGCGTGGGTTTAGTGCGGCCGTACTCAGTTTCGAACAGCAGTTGCTGAGCGGGCTGTTCTGGCTTGATTGGATGCGGCACGGTAGGATGGTGTTGCACGATGTCGCTCCCTCCATGTGTGAGCGGAATCAGGGGCCAGCTCGCGGCAGAGCTGGCCCTATTTGTTTAAGCGGGCGAGTCTTCACACGTTGGC